GGCATTTGTTTTATAATGAACGACGAGAAATAATTTTAGAGACGGCTGCGCGCTCGAATGTCTCTGGCCCGAAAAATAAAAAAATGAACGGGCCAATTTTTATCTCCTATCTTGACATAAACTAAGATGATGACAGAAGAGAAACCGAAGCAACCTGACGACGTCCCGACAGCTGGCCCGGCATGGCCCGGGGGTGGTGGTAATACTAACACCACCCCTAAACCTCCCAAATCTAAAGAGAAACCCAAGAGATGTCCCTCTTCTAAACGTTGGTGCTTCACCCTCAACAATTTCAAAAAGAAACATACCGATTGGTTCAAGCTAGCAATACCAGATATATGTGAGAAAGCGGTGATCGGAATCGAAGGATTGGGCGAGGGTCGCACACCGCATCTACAGGGTTGGCTCTGCTTCAAGAAAGCAGTGAGACCCATGGAATGTATCCAATTCAAGGAAATTCACTGGGAGAAAGCCAAAGCCCCTAAAGATTCCTTCCAGTGGGATTACTGCTCAAAGGAAGGATCCTTACTTCTGGAATTGAACATGGATGATGACAAGCCACTGGAACTTGATTGTGGTCCCCATAACTTCTACCCTTGGCAACGGAGTGTCATGGACACCGTAGAGGCCCCCCCACATAAGCGAGAGATCAATTGGTACTGGTCTCGTGAAGGGGGGGAGGGGAAGACAGAGTTATGTAAGTACCTTGTCCTGAATCACAAAGCCCTCATAATTGGAGGAAAAATCAGCGACCAGAAAAATTGTATCTCGGAGTACACCAAGGCAACGGGGTATACACCCAAGTTGTTGATATACTCCTTGACTCGAAGTTGGAATCACCAAGCAAGTTGGTACTCCGGCCTCGAGGATGTAAAGGACATGTTATTCTACAGTGGCAAATACGAAGGGGGAATGGTCTGCGGAGCCAACCCCCACGTCTTCGTGTTCGCGAACACTCCGCCTAAACAGTCCATGCTGAGTAGTGATCGCTGGAAGGTCAGTGAGATAATGCTGGGTCACGCGTGGGTCAAGGCTAAAGACCTGAAGGTTCCGGGACCACTCGATTCGGAGCAGAGCTCCTCATCGTGATCCCCTCACGGGGCGGGGGGGAACCCCCCGGTGATGATCATCTCGTTTCACTCGAGATCATAACCAAGCCCCAGCATCGCCTCAGGCCGGCTGGGCCAAAGAAAAGAACGTAGATTTAGACGGCAACTTTATAATAATCCTTACATAGAAGACTCAGGTTTACTGTTTCCAAATCAGCTGAGACTCCGTTATTCACGATCACCAGGAATTGGGTTTTCTCGTTCTGCTCATCTAGGTACCCTATCTGAGAGGCGGAGATAGACTTGGATCCGCCGGTTGCCGGGGATGTCGTTAAAGTCTGATTGTTGAAGCAGCGTATGACTCCTCCCGCTTTGAGCTTGACGCTACCTGTAGCTATGACACTGTTGTTTTTTGGGTCAGTGTTACTGGGGTTAACATTGGTCTGGATAGTTCCGGCAGCTCCGCTGACTGGGTGACTAAAGTTAACCTCCCTTGAATAGTCCACGTTCCAATACTTCCTATTGAACATAGTACCAAACAAGTCTGGGTGGGAGATGAAGTCGGTACCCTCATTCATGTTACCGCCGCCTCCGGCTTCACCAGCAGCACTAGTACCCTTGAGGTTTCGATCAGTTATCAACTGGTCCGCCTGTTTTTTCTTCGGAGAGACAACGAATACACTGTATGTTGAGAAGCTAGGCTCCTGACATATTAGTCTCCATTGTAACCGACCACCGAGGTGAGTAGCCTCGGGGGACCTGCGGGCAGCCTGACTGGAACCGAACAGGGGAGTCTTGTAATACACGGCCTGAGCCGCGATCGAGAGGTTATCGGACCAGGGGATCCTCTTCTCGACAAGAGCGTTATTCTGTACGGTGTCTTGACCGAAGCAGTTCATCATGGCTTTAGGGAGGGGACAGATGTAGGCAGTCGTGCCTCCGACCAGGGAATCGACACTGAGGTCTTGCCTGTTCCACACTGTGGAGATCGTCTCATACTGAGACTTGGTCAGGTTTGAGACCTGTGCAGCGAGTGCCACAATCTGCTTACTCTGAGCCTTAGCTCCCGTCCGTCGACGAATTGCTCGTCTCCTTAAAGTTCTAGGTCTTTTCTTCCACGGCATTTGTTTTATAATGAACGACGAGAAATAATTTTAGAGACGGCTGCGCGCTCGAATGTCTCTGGCCCGAAAAATAAAAAAATGAACGG